TCCATCATAGCAATCAAACCTTCAGTGATCTGAGTGTGAACCTCAGCAATGTCAAACTTCTTCTTAGTCATCTTCAGTCTCCCTTATCTCTCTATATATTCTTTCTTCACTTCGTTCAGAAAGAATATTAGAGAGTATAGTCTCCAGCCGGATCACCCAGCATTTTACAACCAGTTAGTACTGCGACCTCACGTTCTGCATCTACGTACGAATCGAAGTGGTCAAGGAATGTGTAAGGCATACCATTCTCATCACACTCCCATACCTCATACACAACGTAGTCATCTGTGATAATCTTTAACATTTTACCAACACCTTTCGATAATGTACACTGCTATAAGCATTGCTAATACTGGTAGTATTGCTATGTAGAATACTGCCTCAATCATCAAGCCACTCACCATCCTGCTCATCATTATACCAATCCTCATCAGGATTGTACGGTGGCTCAAAGTAAAAGTATTCGTCACGCTCATACTGCGCTTCGATGTAAAAATCCTCGTTCATTTTACAGCCTCTCTAAGCATTCTACACCCACACCACGTGGGGTAGTACCTAACACACCATGCAAGTGGCTTAGAAGCCACGCTAGACACCTCTAACGAGGTGCTACGCAGACACCTGCCATACATAAGCAACACGCATCCACTCGTAGCCCAAGCCTTGCAAGTAATCCATCAGTTCCTCAACGAAAGACCACGGCAACCGAAGGTTCTCGTACTGCATGACGGCTGCATAATCAGCCCAACGCATACACGAATCATCAAACTCAACCTTGTAAGCCATGCTTACACACCTTCCCTTTCATCGCCGGGCATCCGGCTATTCGACCTGAGTCCAAGAGGACTCACGATATCAGACACATGACGCTTGCCACGCTTAGCATAGCCACGACCACGGCTAGCATGCTTCCGTGCCACATTCTCTGAATGTCGGTCACTCAAACGCTTGACCCTGAACACCTTGACCTCACCATCTATGGTGACTTCTCGCTTACGCATGTTGTTCCTTTCAGGAAGAGGGATTGCTTGCAGTGTAGCACAGTGGAGTCTACGACTCCAACCGTACCTTGCGCTGCACCTTGATGCGACTGCCGCCGACGACAACACTAACAGTGTTGCGACCCTTTAGCCCTTGCCGACCAACGACGGTAACTTCGTTACCATCCGACGTTGCCAAAGCAACGTAGCAAGTCTTGCAAATGCCTTCGGCATTCACTCGCCGAGCCTTCTTGGCGAAGCCACAGCAACGGCACTTGACCTTCTCAGCCTTCGGCTGATCCATGTTCTCCTCCTTCGGAGCAGACTTCTTCTGAGCCTTCGGCTCAACCTTGATCGGATCGTCCTTGACGATCTGAACACCAGACTCCACCTCATCTTCGATGAGGTTAGTCTCGTCAATCAACTCGTTGAGTTGATCCAGTTCCTCCTGAGACAAAGTCTCAAGCCAATCCTCAAAGGCTGCATCGACTACGTCGAAAGGCTGGTCAATCATCGGCTTCTTCATCTTTATATCCTTCTGTAGTTATCTTCCTTCACTTCGTTCAGGAAGATATACTACTAGAAGGAATATAGGGTTTCGGCGGAATCTCCCTATACTCTCTAGTTATAGAACTAGAGAGTATAAACCTATCTCTATCATCTTAGACAAAGAGATGACAAAGTCACTCTCTTTGTAACTAAGATAAGAGATAGAGTACTGAACCAAAGTAGCACTAAAGTGCTAAGCATATACTAACAAAGTTAGTATAGATAGTTGGCTTATATCCTTACTTTGTAAGGATAATAGTTTATCTAATAGTTATTAGATAAGATATAGTTATGATACCATAAAGACTTTACTAACGTAGTTAGTAGAAGATATATATTGTACTAACTCTGTTAGTATAATATATATATATACTAAGAGTAGTTACTCTTAGTATACCGGCTGTTATTATATTACTACTACTATAGTAGTAGTAAAGGCTTCTTATTATATAAAATCCTCGGATGCTCTGCATCCCCCCCGGGTAGGCGCTAAGCAAAGTAAAATCTAGTCTATATAGGTATATACATACCTATACCCCCGTTCAACAGTGGTGATATATATACAATAGACTACATATAAATTTAGCACTTTTAGTTTTGATGTTACATTTTGAGTGTTTTGTGCATTATTATTAGTAGAGGGTTATTTTTTTTCTGATTGGGGGTGATTCGTTGGCTAAGTCTTTTTCTGGTTTGGGTGCTACTATTTGTGATGTTGCGGCGGATTTGCCTTCTAGTCCTATTGAGGGTTTGATTGTTTTTCAGAAGGATACTAATGAGTTAAAGATTTATGATGGTAGTGTTTGGCGTAGTGTGCTTGATACTGATGCTCCTCCTGCTATGCAGTTAGTTAGTCCTACGAGCGTTAGTGGTACTGGTGTTAGTGTTTCTAATGGTTTGGTTTCTTTTTCTGGTACTTCGCAAGTGTTTGTGGATGGTGTTTTTTCTGGTGCTTTTAGAAATTATCGTTTAATTTTTAATGCGGTTGGTAC